CCGGACGATTACGTTTCCAAACGCAAGCAGAACTGTTGCTCTGCTGACCAGCCTGTCGGTTGCTGCTGGCTCTGGCCTGACATACAACAGCACAACCGGAGAGTTCGGGACCAGCAACATTCCCAACAGCCAACTGCAGAACAGTTCGATCACTGTTGGTAGCACTGCGATTGCCCTGGGCAGTAGCTCAACGACGCTGACAGGTCTGACCTCTGTTACATCGACAGGGATCACCACAAACGACAGTGGTTTCCGGATTCGTAATACTGCAGATCTGACCAAGCAGATCGCTTTTGATGCATCTGTAATTTCAACAGCAACGACTCGAACCTACACACTTCCAGATGCCAGCGGCACCTTGGTGTTGACAACAACGGTTCCAACGACATTCTCGGATTCTACGTTCAGAGTTCAAGACAATGCCGATGCAACCAAGCAGCTGGCATTTGAGTGTTCCGGCATCGATACTGCAACCACAAGGACGATGACGGTTCCGAATGAAAACGGAACGATCTCAACTCAAGATTTTGCCACGGCAATTGCAATTGCATTAGGATAAGATTATGGCAACTCAAGTACAATTCCGGCGTGGCACAACAGCCGAAACCGCAACTTTTATAGGTGCCGTAGGTGAAGTTACCGTTGATACTGTTAAGCAAACTTGTGTTGTCCACAATGCTAGCCAAGCAGGTGGTTATCCTCTCCTCCGGGAAGATGGCACTAATGCTGCTTTTTCTCTGGGCTCTCTCAGCAGTTGCGCTCTAAAATTTGCCAGTGATCCCAATACCGGACTTATTAGTCCAGGCTCGGATCAACTTGCCCTGGTGACAGGTGGTGTTGCTAGACTTACAATAGATTCATCTGGTTCAGTCACCATTCCTGGCAACGTTTCTATTACTGGTAGTTTGACGGTGACAGGAACCTTTGATTCAACTGACAACCTCGCACTTATTGTTGCTCTGAGCTGATATGGCCAATACTTTTAAGATTGACACCAAATCAAGCGTGGTTACAGATGCAATTAGTAGCACGAATTGCAACGTCTTAAGTGCAGGTGCCTCTGCCACTGTCATTCTGCTGAGCATCCTGGTTTCGAACAAAACAGGAAGCAGCGCCAACGTTGATGTTTACCTGGTAACCAATACTGGTGATGATGTTTATTTGATCCGTAATGCTCCAGTTCCTGCCGGTTCCTCCCTTGAGATCATCAGCGGCAACAAGATCATCATGGAGTCCAGCGATGTGCTGAGGGCTCGCGCCGATACAGCCACTGCTTTGGACATTGCCGTCAGCTACCTTGAGCAAACCTGATAGGAGGTCAAGATAATGCCATTAACACAGGTTGAAACAAGTGGCCTCAGTGGATCTGGTGCATCCAGTAACTCCACAACTGGTAACGTTTTCTCTCAGACAGGTCCGTTTAAAAATAGAATCATCAACGGCGACATGCGGATCGACCAGCGCAATGCTGGGGCGGCGGTCACACCATCCAGCAGCACAAGCCAATACCTTGTAGACCGCTGGAGACTTGATTATTCCCAAACCAGCAAGATCACAGCGCAACGCGATACAACTGTGCCCTCCGGGTTCACAAACTCTTTGAAGCTGACTGTTGCGGCCGCAGTCACTCCCGGAGCATCTGATTATTTCCTTTTGGCGCAGCCTATTGAAGGCGTGAACACAGATGATTTGGCTTTTGGCACTGCTTCCGCTAAAACAATCACTGTATCTTTCAAGGTTCGGTCCAGTGTCACTGGCACCTATGCGATGGCTATTCGTAACGGGTCAAATAACCGATCCTATGTTGGAACATACACCATCAGTGCGGCTAACACTTTTGAAGACAAGATTGTTACGCTGACGGGCGACACTACTGGAACATGGGCGACTGATACTGGCTCCGGTATCACAGCCATTTTTGACTTGGGATCCGGCTCTAACTTCAACGGTACTGCAGGGGCGTGGGCTGGAGCCAACTATTTCCGCACCAGTAGCACTGTCAACTGGATCTCAAATGCAGGCGCCACCTTCTACATCACCGGCGTCCAACTTGAAGCCGGCAGCGTCGCCACCCCGTTTGAGCGCAGGAGCTACGGGCAGGAGCTGGCTCTCGCGCAACGCTATTACCAATTATTGGAGGGCTTTACGGGCACTTCGTTCTCAACAAGCACCATTGCAGTGGGCGCTGTATTTAGAACAGAGATGAGAGCAAGCCCGACAGTTTCAGCAACAGCTGCAATTCAGATTACCTACCCCGGCGTCAATGACTACACACAGTCTTCTGCAAACGCAAGCATTGTAAGTGGACGCATTTCGGCTAGAGGTGCATCAGTAGCTTGTGCAAATTTCAGTGGCCTGACAAACGCAATCGCTCACGTTCACAATGTCAGCGTAAACAGTGCGGCGATCGCATTTTCTGCGGAGCTTTAACATGTATCAACAGTATCTTGATCCGATTTCTGAGAAAGCCGTCGATTCGGCAATCTTGCGCCTTACGGACAACGCCTGCATCCCCTTCGACCCCGCCAACACCGATTTTGCCGCCTACCTCGCTTGGCTGGAAGAGGGCAACACCCCCGAGCCTGCACCCGTAGAACCTGTCACCTGGGATTCAATCCGCGCCAAGCGTGATCAAATCATCCGTGACACAGACTGGACAATGACCCCAGGAGCCACAGTTGATCAGGGTGCATGGGCTTCCTACCGTCAGATCCTTCGTGATCTTCCTCAAACCTTCGCTAAAACTGGCCCAGAATCTGTCATCTGGCCAACTGAACCATCTACTGACGGTCCAAACAGCACTCCAGTAGAATAAACATAACTGAGTTAATAGAGAGAAACCGTGGCTTATTTGGGAAACGATCTGCAGGTCGCTTATCCAACGTATAAAAATATAGATGACATCAGTGGTTCCTTCAATGGCTCCACGACCTCTTTTGCTCTCCTCGTTAGTGGCGCAGCTCCTGTACCGCTGCCGTTAAACTCGCAGCAGTGCCTCATCTCCGTTGCTGGTGTTCTCCAACGGCCCGATGACACGGGCGCTGAAGGTTTCCGTCTCAGTGGCGGCAACATTGTTTTCAGCTCTGCTCCAGCTTCTGGCGCTGATTTCTTCGGGGTCATCCTTGCTGGCGCTGATTACGTCAATGCAGGTGGTACATATCCAGACGGTAGTGCTGCGGTTCCCAGCATCACCTTCCAAGATGACACCGACACTGGTTTCTACCGTGCCAGCTCTGGCGTCATTGGCGTAACATCAAACAACAGCGCGAAGACCATGGCGCTGCTTGAGAACGTTCAAACATTTACAGCCGCTCAACGTGCAGCGATTACAACGTTGACTGATGCTGCAACTGTAACTCCTGATTTTGCATTAAATAATAACTTCACGATCACACTCAACGTTGCAGGTGCCAGCCGCACCATCGCCAACCCAACAAACCTTGTCGCTGGTCAAAGTGGTTCGCTGTTTGTGATTCAGGATTCGAGCGGCAGCCGCACCATCACCTGGGGTTCCTCTTGGGATTGGGCGGGAGGCGGTACAGCTCCTACGCTTTCGACCGGGGCGAATGCTGTTGACAGGATTGATTATATTGTTCGTAGTGGTACGTCGATCCACGCTGTTTGGACTGGGAACTATAGCTGATGGCTCACTTTCATGACAACGCTCTGGTCGGTGCAAGCGGTCAGGGTGGTTACCAGATCTCGCGCAGCCTGCGGTTCAACTCGGCGGATTCGGCGTACCTCAACAGGACTCCGGCGAGTGCGGGGAATAGAAAGACCTACACCATCTCGATGTGGGTCAAACGTGCCAAGCTTGGAGCAACTGCACGCTTGTTTGGCGCGTACAGCAGTGGAAGCGCATATTTTGAAGTTGCCTTTACATCTTCGGATACTCTCCAGTGGTATTACTGGAATGGTTCTGGATATTCATACAACAGGGTTACTACGCAGGTTTTCCGTGACCCAAGCGCTTGGTGCCATTTTGTATTTGTTTTTAACAGCCCTGCGGCAACGGGATCACAGCGCATCCGCATTTATTTCAACGGACAAGAGATAACAACTTTTTCAAGTTCGACGGATCCGACGCAAAATTTTGATTGCCTTTGGAATAGCACATCAACCAATGTAATTGCAGACTTACTGTACGCAGGTTCTCCTGGCTCAACATTCGATGGAATGATGACGGAAATTCATCACATCGACGGCCAAGCCCTGACCCCCAGCAGTTTTGGCGAGACCGACACCATCACCGGAGTCTGGAAGCCGAAGAAGTACACCGGCACCTACGGCACCAACGGCTTCTACCTCAACTTCTCGGACAACTCCGGCACCACCAGCACCACGCTGGGCAAGGACAGCAGCGGCAACGGCAACAACTGGACGCCCAACAACTTCAGCGTGACCGCTGGCGCAGGCAACGACAGCCTGATCGACACCCCAACGCCCTACGCCGATGGCGGTAATAACAGGGGGAATTACGCAACGCTGAATCCGCTTGATCAGTACTCAGGGAACCTGATGAATGGGAACCTTGAGTTTGCTGGTACCTACGCCGGA